AAAACCGTCCGAGCCATACGCAAACACATACGGAGCCAACGCAACAATGCCGCCAGAAACCGTAACGTCTGATTCCAGACTAAGCGGCGCAGTACCATTGTCAAAGCCGCGATAGAGCGCACCATTAGCGTCAGACGATATGTCTTCGATGTCATACGCTACATGCGCCAAGATTTCATTTTGGTTGGTCGTGGTGTTAAAAGCTACATCAAAGACCCAGTTGGCATTAGCATTACTCACATACGCCGGATCTGTGCGATTTGTGACGATACTGCTCAAACCGTTTTGGTTTAACCTAAATCGGAACACCCCATCTTTGGTGCCAATATGAACGTACACAAATCCACTGTGATTGTGGATATGCATGCCACGCGCAATACCATCCAACCGATCTTGCAGCGCACGATAACCGCCCATCTTTCTCGGCAACCCGCGCTGAAACCGACACCATTGGCCGTCAACGTAAAAGTTGCCTTCAAACTTCGTGCCGTCCCGCTTGATTCCGGGTTGCGAACGAATAACGACCGGTTGCAAAGGCATCAGTAAGTGCCACCCTGAATCGGGTCGAGACCCAACGCAATTTGTGCCGCTGTCGTATTCGCTGCCGTAAAGACCGCATCACCAATAGCTGTAGCACCTAAATTCGTTCTTGCACCTGAAGCTGTCGTTGCTCCCGTACCGCCTTGAGCCACCGTCACCGGAATCGCAATCGTTGCTGTGTCGGCATCCACGACATTGGTGCCGTCGCAATACAGGATAGCGCGAGCACCCTGAGCCACCGTAACTGCGGGAGACTGGGCAGCGGTCTTAATCCCAAGCGTGTACGACCCGCTAGTTTGGTTGCTGACCCAATACTGCTGAGCTGTCGTCGGGACAATAACGTCGCGGTTGCCGGTGAGCGTGCCGGTGAAAATGTAAGCCGTCCGGTTAAGTTCGGCCGTCGATAGTGTGTAGTCGCCGCTACCCGCGATATCGATCTGCAACACGCTGAAGGCATAAACCGCAGACTGGCCAAAACCAATCGTCCAGAATTCGACACCATCTGTAACGATGATGCACGAATCACCCGGCGAAAGCGTTAGCGTGCTCGAGCCGTTAATGTTCTCAGAGCTGTTCGGGTCAATCGTCAAATCGCCCGTGCCGCCATTACGCACTTGCAAGAACCAATCGTTCCCCAGCGATGGCGCAGACGAAAGGAAAAGTGTGCCTGCACCACCTGTCCAAATGTACGCCTTAGAGCGATCACTGGTGCCCGCCGTGTAATTCGTGCTGAAAGACGCTACTTCGATCGACTGGTTCAGTGTCGTGGCAATCGCTTTAAGGCCAAGTCCTGCCAGCGAAGATGCATTCGTAGCCGAAGCGGAAGCGCCATATTGGAATGAACGCCACGTACCCGCAGCCGTGCTGTTGCTCGTCAAATAAATCTGAAAAGTCGTACCGGACTGCGGAGCACAAATTTGCGACCCGGTGTTAGTCTTGACCGTGAACGTGTTAGAGCCAACGTTGTTAAAAAGCACCGTCTGACCGGTACCCGCTTCGGTGGCATCCGGCATTGTGATGACCAGACTCGTCGTGGTCGGATTAACGTCCATAATGGACGCCACAACGTCGGTGGTCGGCGCAGTCTCGAGCGGCCAACTCAGCGCTTGGTCAACAGTCAGTGAGACGTATCTGTATTGTACGTCACTGGGGTAAATATTGGTGCCACCGAAAGTGTTCGTGTAGGTCGTCATCGTTTAGGCCTCTTGGCGAGTGGCGGCACGATCGAGAATCTTCTGCAGGTCTTCCCCATTAAGAGCCGACAGCGCCCGGTCGTAGTAGGACTGCCACAATTGTACCCTCTGATCGTCCTTCACAAAAGGGGTCGCCTCTACCAACGACCCATAAAGCAGGACATTGGGGGCGAATTCCGACAACCAGTTAGTCTGGTTGGTGTCATCCAATAGCGGCGGCAGCTCGTAATAAAGAATCTCCATCGGGTAAGCAGCATCCGGTGTCGGAGTGAATATCCAATGTTTGTAGTCATAGTCAGCGTAGAACTCCGGTTGGCCGGTTTCGGTTTCATTCGGCCAATAGCTTCGAACGTATTCGTAAGCTCTAGAAAAAACGGGAGTATGAGTATTATTATTGTTCCCGGTGCCGATGTTGATGCTGATTGTGTCGCGCCAGCGGTCGGGTTTCGCATAGACCGCGAGGTTGGCTTGCATCGTTGTGTTCACCACAGTCTGGAACCCCTGGATTTTCAACTCTCGAGAAATCCGGCGCTCGGCCAACGTAATAAGTCGGGGGATCTGCTCGTATACAATAGGGTCCGTGATACCACCCCTTTCAAGGTAGTTACGGATATCAGACTGCAGACTGGTGAATGTCATCGCTGCGGGCATTATTTGATCCCCAATAGATACAGTGTGCGTTCGTCATTTCGGCGTTTAACTAGACCCGGCAACACACGCCCCCCAGCCTTCGTCCATTTGAGGAACTCGTCTGCTGCGTCTTCCAGTTCGCCCCGGTTTGTCTTCATCCGGAGAGAAGATCTCTGAAGATTCCCCAGTCCCACGTTGAAGGCAAAAGATACGAGAGAATCAAAGAGTCCTTGGCGACCAGAAGCAGCAGGGCAAAGTCGAAGAACACCACGCTCAAACCGGCCAAGGTCTTGAGCAAGAATAGTATCCACCTCTCCCATCGTAAGGACGCGATCCCAGCCTTCGGGTATCGGTAGATTCTTGCGCTCCTCATACTTCACCGCGATATGAGCCGGGTCAATGACATGGCCCACGCCCACCGTCCACAAAAGCGCCGGACAGCGGTAAGGTTTAGTCCTCACCCCTTCATGGTGCTTGATCATTTGGATAGTGGCGGGGCTGACTTTCACTTCTTGCCGAAAGCCTGTGTCCCGAACCAAAACGCTATGATTGAAGACAGGATCAACATCTCGTCCTCAGAGAATACGTTTTCCAGCGCAACCGCAAACGGTACGCCTTGGTTCCACGCGTACCACATACCAGCGATGTTGATAATGACTAGCTCTAACACAAAAATGTACGTCACCACCGGGCGCACCGAGGCACGCAGGTTAATCATCCATTGGCTTGCGCCTTTGCCGATCTCTACGTCGTGGCTGTAAAGGGCTTGGCGTTCCTCGGCAGCAGTCTGCGTCTGAATTTGCTCTAGTTTGATTTCCTCTACGCGTGCTTGTGCGATAAAGCCGCGTTCAGCGAGGGCTAGTTCCCGCTCCTTCTGTGCGGCGACCAACGCTAGTTCGTGTTTCTTGTCCTGCCGATCTTGGAAGATTTGCAGAATCTTGGGCAGGCCACCGGCCAAGAACGATAGAAACGTGCTAACCATTGTCATCATTTCGAAGCCCTCACGACGTCATCGCCTTTGGTCACGGTTACGTGGTCGCCTTCTACGTCCACGCGCATCGGCTGCTCCTTGCGGTCAAGCCGGTCGAGCTTCGCAATCAGCTCTTTGATAACCGCAAACTCAGGCTTCTCTTCCTTCTCAACCGTTCCGGCGATGCCGTTGAGCATGGAAATGAGCGCAGTCAGCGAAGCGCCGAGTAGCCCCATCACAGCGGCGATTTTGTCATTATCAAGGAACAGACTAGAGACGACACCAATCACCACGATAGCCGTGATGTACTTGAGGCCGTCCTTGCCGATAGCCTTGCCTGCTACGGTCTTAGCCGATGCTTTAGCCTCAAGCCGATTCAACTCAGCCTGAACCTGCGCCTTGAACAGCTCAATGTCTACTGGTTCGCTCATTTGTCTTGCTTGCTCTCAAGTCGGTCAAAGATAAGTCGCAGCATGGATTTGATCTCGTCAATATCGCGCTGGTAGTGGTTCTGCGTCACGTAAGTCAGCGGCATGTTTCTGACATCTTGATCCAGCTTTTCAATAGAACGAGAAATGTTGTTCAAGATCCAGCCGCCGAATACTCCGGCAATACCTACGACAATATTGAAGAGAACCTGCATTTCCATCGTCATCACCCAGCAGCGCCAGTCACAGAATCCGAAGTCACAAAGTCAATTACTAGGCTGATTGAATCAGACCCGGAGGCTACGAAAGTAATCGGCTCCGATCCAACCACCGTCGAGATGGAGTCAGAGTCGGTAATGACCAGCGAGAAGTCAGGGGTCACGACCTCCGCCGTCTGCGGATACTCGCACTCCACCCATGCCATTTCACCGTGGTTCCAGTTCCATTGAAAGCCGGGGCGATCCTCGGGCTTTGGGTCACGCACGACCCACTCGGCGTTTACCCACGCAACCTGCTTACCCTCTGGTGCTTCCGGCTTGGCGGGAACCTCGTACCAACCCTTGTTGTTGTCGATCTGCTCGACGGGGTAGTGGCCTTTGAAACTATACAGAGCCATAAGTCACCTTACAGAGTCAGGAACGCCGTAGTCGGCGGGGTGAAGTTGCTGGTGTAACGGGCGATGCCTTTGGTGATGCGGAGGTCGTCGATGTAGCCGTTGAAGAAAAATGCAGCCAATCCACCGCCAACGCCAATTACAGGTCTATTTGCAACTGCCAAATAGTTTGTTGAATCAGAATACGTAGACCCGTCTTGAACTCCATTTACAAATAATCTTGTATTTCCAGCATAACGAGAAACAGCAACGTGATACCAAGTATTTGCCGCAATACTAGTTGTTCCAGTTATTCGATATATGTTGTTATTTAGAAAGACAAACACATTTGTGGAGTCTCTGTATATAGTCGCATAATCTCCATTTATTCCTGCTGGTCTTCCATCGTAAACAATCTGTGTTGATCCAGTTGTATTGCAATAAATCCAGAATTCGATTGTGAAGTCGCCAGTACCAAATCCATAAAGATTACTTGTTGCGGGGTTTGATAAAAGGTAATCCCCCGTCCCATCGAAATACATCGACGACCCGCCGAACTTGCTCTGCGCTGTGCTGATCTGCGCGTTGCCCACCGTCTCAAGGTCGTTCTTGGACGTAGCGTCGTAGATGCCTGCGTTGGTGAAGTTGGCGAGCAGTTGGGTGTTGGTGATGGCAGTTGGAGGTGCAGTCGGGACTGTAATGGTTGAGTTGTTCGCTCCATACACATCGGACGTAACCATCCGAACACCAGCCATATATCCAAAACCAGCGTAAGACGATGCGTAACTAATGTAACCAATGTAAGTGGAGCGAGTTGTTGGAACGCCCCATGTTGGCGTGCCGGTGTCTGAATCTGCCGATACACCATCAATCCATAACCGAGTTGTAGTTCCGTTATTGCCTATCGCAACGTGATGCCAAGCATTTGTTGCAATCCCAGATGTTGCAGTAGAAAGGGTGTCAAAACTGCCAGCACCGTTTGCCCATTGAACATAGAACACCGTGGAAGTGGAATAGATTTGGAAAGCAACGCCGTTAGAAGTGCTGAAACTTCCTGCGCCGCCGCCCTGCGACAAGAACACGCGGTCGCCCCAAGAGGGCATATAAAACCAAAACTCAATCGTAAAGTTTGTGGTCAGCGTCGGGTTGCCGGAAAGCGTCAGATAATCCCCGCTCCCATCAAAATACCCACTCCCGCCATACGTCGCCGCACTCCACGCTGCCGTGGGGTTGAACGGGCTGAAGGCTTGGACAGACACATCACCGTTGCGCGTGATGGCAAAGGCGTTGGTGCTGTTGTCAATGAAGCGGTTGCTCTGACAGGTCAGCAACGAGGTGTTGGTGATGGCTGTGAGCGGAGCAGTTGGAGGCGTGAAGTTGGCCGTATAGACAGCGGTGCCTTTGACAACGCGAACATTGGACATATATCCAGTCAAAAATGTGTTGGCAGTTCCAGCACTGCTTCCAAGTGAAACTGCGGTAGTAGTTGTTACCAATGCAGTTGTCGATACATTGCTTGTGCTGCCGAGAA